CTCCGTTAGTTTGTCTCTCATTCTTTCTGCTGCTACCGGGTTTGCAGAAAAGAGAAAGACGTGTGCTCCTCCGCTCTTTGACCTGCACACAGCCAAAGGCAATTTAAATTGTTTTATTTTATCTATTAATTTTTTATGATCGAATCCTGCGTAAGAATCTATATCTACACAACCCCACACACATTCATTATCTTCGTTAATTGGTATAATACCCAGACTCTGTGTACCATTTAAATGCATGGTCCACAGTTCCGTGGTCACTGGTTGACGTACTACGAATGATTGTCCTTTTAATTTGACACCATTCTCAACTGGCGTACTTACTTTAGTACAACCATGAGCTCGCTCCAATCCTTTAAATATTTTTTCAAACATATTTTTTAATGGGCGTTTCCACTCTCGCTTCGACGCCCACTCCTAGGATTCGATTAGTACGGTGATGCTTCTTTAGTGTCTTCTGATCCGTGTTTAACCTGCACTTCATCTTTACCAACACTTTGTGCAAAAGATTTTGCCATTTCGTAGACACCTTTGTCTTCGACTGGTCCCATCTTTTCTACTTCCCATCCAAACCATGTTCCTTTGTCATTAGACATTTGCACAGTTGATA